AAGCGGAGGCGAACTTCTTTATCTAAATAGGAAAACAAACGACGGGACTCTTGTTAGATTTGTTCAAGATGATACAGATGAAGGTTCTATTTCCGTCTCCGGCACCACCGTCTCCTACAACGGTGCTCACCTAAGCCGCTGGTCGCAGATCGCCGGCATCGATCCGCACGACAAAGACCAACGCCCCGCGATCCTGCGCGGCACGGTCATGTCCAACCTCGATGAGATGTGCGACTGGATCGATCCCGAGACCGATGAGCCGCAGGCGAACGAGCAGCTGAACAAAACCAAGATCAGCGACGTGGAAGGCGACAAGAACGTCGCCGGCATCTTCCAAAGCTGGGACGATGATGACGACACATGGGTAAACGATTTCTACCTGGCGATGACGGGTGACTTTGTGATCCGCATTGCTGCTGGTACAACCGTCCAACGTGGTGATCTACTGATGTCCGCTGGTGATGGCACCGCCAAGCCTCAAGACGACGACATCATCCGCAGCAAGACCATCGCCAAAGTCACCAGCACCAACGTGAGCTGCACCTACGACGACGGCAGCTACTGCGTGCCTTGTGTGCTGATGGCCTGCTGATTAGTCCCCTTCACTACTACCCCTACAGGCACTCCAAAGCGGGGTGCCTTTTCTTTTATCTAATAGGTGAACACAATGATCACTATTCTCGGCATCAAGGTGTCCTATGAGACTCTTGGCTTTTTCATCCTTTTCATTTTATCTGAATATCTCGGTATAGTGAAAAAGCGCCGTGCCAACAGCGTTACTCAGGCTATCTCTATGGCTGCTGCTTATTTCAGTAAAACTCGCACAGAAGACGATACCATTCGTCGTATTCGTCGTACCTTTAGAGGGAAGTAGTAATGGTATTGCTGCAAGTTAAGCAATACTACCCTCAGACAGATAGTGCTACAGGTCATGGTGATCGGATGTGCTTTAGCTCGACATGTGCTATGGCAATTAAATATCTCAAACCTGATGCACTAAAGGGTAGTAACGCAGATGACGATTACCTGCGTACAGTATTAAAGTACGGTGATACAACTGAATATCTATCGCACATCAAGGCTTGTCAGCAATACGGTGTTCTTGCTACCTTCTATCAAAAAGGTACTAAACAGGCCTTGATTAATGAACTTAAAAACGGATACCCTGTAGCTACCGGTATTCTTCATAAAGGCCCTGCTACTGCTCCTAGGGGTGGTGGTCACTGGATGTTGCTTATTGGCGATGATGGGGAACGTGGTGTATTCCATGACCCATATGGTGAAATGGACAACGTTAACGGTGGCTACGTTACTATTGGATCTGGCGGTAAAGATGTTCGATACTCTTGGAAGAACTGGCTTAAACGTTGGGAAGTAGAAGGTAGTGGTACTGGATGGTTCATGACCTTCAGACCTACTAGCACACCACAGCCTGTAACTCCTATCGCTAATACCTGGGAAGGAGTTATTACTGCAGCGTCTAAAGCAGGTGCTAAGTTTCCACAGGTGGTAGCAGCACAATGGGCTTTAGAGAGTGGTTGGGGTAAGCACACCTCTGGAACTCATAACTACTTTGGTCTTAAGGGATCAGGTACTGACCACGAAACTAAAGAGTTCATCGATGGTAAATGGATTACCATTACGGCAGGTTTCCTTAACTTCCCTGATTTACAGTCTTGTGTATCATACTTAGTACAACGCTGGTACAAGGACTACAAAAACTATAAAGGAGTTAACCGTGCATCTTCTGTGGAGGAGTGCTGTAAACTTTTAGTTAAAGAAAGGTACGCTACTGATCCCGATTATAGCACTAAACTGATTAACATCATTAACCAAAAGAAATGATTGAAGCCCTTATTACAGGCGTTGCGTCTTTAGTTATTGGGGTCAGTGGTGGCATTGCCGCAATTCACAGCAGATCTAATTCACGTATGGATCAAATCGACAAACGTATCGATGGTATTGAGCTTAGATTTGCTGAGAAGTATGTACCACGGCAAGAACTAGCAACTGCTTTACAAAAGATGGAGGATCATATGATTCGCATCGAAAATAAATTAGATCAGATTGTACTGAGAAATGGCTAACAAAAAAGCAACGGAGGACATGTTTAATGAACTCCATAACATGGTTACCCAAGAGCTACTTAATCGGATTAAATCCGGTGAAGCTAGTACTGCTGATCTAAAAGCAGCTTGTGACTGGCTTGCTAAAAATGACATCAGTGGTGTCGCCTATGACGGCAACCCTTTAGATAAACTTGCCACCATTTTACCCAAGGTTGACCCTGAACTTATCCAAAAGAGGTTATATGGCAAGTCGCACATCTAGCTACTACAAGAATAACCCTAAAGCTAAGGCTAAGCGTCTTAAGCAACAAGCTGAATACAACAGAACTAAAGAAGGTCTCAAGATCCGTACTAATGCCAATAAGTTAAACCGTAAGCTGGGTACTTATGGTAATGGTGATGGTATGGATGCTTCCCATACAGGTCCCAATAAAGGAAAACTAGAGTCCCCTAAAGCTAACCGTACACGTCCCCGTAAGGGTAAAAAGTATGGCTGATCCACTCCCAATCTAATGATGTGACACCGCTACTCCCTAGTCCTGATCACTACCTCCACAACCTAATAACGATGACAAGCTCTGAAGCAAAAAGGCTACACCGTCGTGCAATTAAGGAATACTTTAATTGTCAATGCGTATACTGCGGAGAAACTTATGAACTACATGAACTTACACTTGACCACGTTCGCCCTAAGTGTCTTGGTGGCGAAGACCTTACTTCAAATTTGGTACCCAGCTGTAGGAAATGCAATCAGGCTAAAGGAAGTAGCAATTGGCTACAATGGATGAGGGATACGTTTGGTATCACCAATAGAGAAAATTTAATCTTATCACACATTCGCTAATTATGGACAATAACAAAATGCCCAAACCGGGTCGCAAAAAGACAAACCGTGGTTCTGTTGTTGAGCGTGTCAAAGAAGATGTAGCTCGTATGGAAGCTGCTTCAATGAGTCGCCGTCAAGGTCGTAGCAACCTTACATCCAAGGATCTTGAAGGTAAGGCTAAAGGTGGCTCGGCTACCGTCAAAGATGCTCCTAACGGCAAAGAATATATGGGACCTGCCTTTGGCGAATACAAGGCTAAAAAGAAAGAGGATCAACCTAAAGCAAAGACTAAGACTCGTCAGAATCGCGGTGCTGGTCGTGAAGACATGATGAGTCGTGAGCGGCAGCGAATGATTATGGAACGTGAGGAGCGTAAGCGTAAGAATTCTCAAGACAAAGGCGGGTCTAGTGTTGTTGGGAGCTGATTAATGGCTGATAGGTTACAGCAAAAACAAATTTTAACAGATAGACTTAAACAGGTAGTATCTAGATATTCTTCTTTACTCCCAGAAGAACAAGAATTAGCTGGCATTAAGGACATATCTAGAAAGCTTGGAGAATTTATCACTACTCCAGCTGCATCTAATGCGTGGGATTACGATTCTCTATTAAAATTAGACGGTCCAGCGTTGTTTAGAAAAATTGCTGGTGCATGGGGTGCTGGTCAACGTACTAATAAAGGACAACTTTTAATTCAACCTGGATCCAAACAAGATGTAATCAATCCGTTTACAGGTGAAGTATCAAAAAAAGATCCGAATCCTGGAACTAGGGTACATCATAAAGTACAAATTGCATCTATCTGGAGGTCTATTGAAAATCTTGATACGGATACCCAGATTGCCTTAGTTGAAGCGCTAAATGATAGAGCCTTTCAGTTAGGTAATGATCAAAATAACATTGTAAGCTTACTTGACTATACGCATGAATATGCTGGTGAAAGCGCGGCTCATGTATGGGGTGATACTAAAGGTGCTCACTTTAGGGCTAAAATAACCCCAGATATGCCATTTGATGAGCAATTAGATGCTCTAATTGAAACATCTATCAAACCACAATACAAGGACATTTTAAGAGCAACTGAGCCTGGTACTGTAGAATACGCATATAGAAAACAGCAAGCTGCTGATTTTCAAAACATTACTGGTAAAAGCATTGAAAACGCTTCACCAGAAGATCGTAAAAAATTTGGAGAATGGCTTAAAGAGCGTAGTGGTTTGTCTATTCAAAAGCGTGATGTTTACGATAGATCTTTAGTTAATCCAGAAAACCAACGTACTAGAGACATCTATGAAGCACATTACAGTAACGTAGCAAGAGGTCAACGTAGCAGCGGGCTTGGGCCACTAAAAGGTCCAGAAAGGAAGGAATTAGATAAGCTACTAATTTCAAGGAGGGAGTCTAGTTCAAACGTTAAACCATATTTAACAACCATAAATCAAGGCCAACCACTACCTCCTGTTAGATCTAAAGAATATAAAGATTTAGTCCAAAAAGCAAGAGCTATGTCGGCTGGTAAAACAGGGTATCCAGTTGAATATGGAGCTAATCTACCAATCCCAATACCAACAGGATCTCAACTCAAACAATTGGCTCCAGGCATCAAAGGTCAACTACCATTTGCTGCTAGTTCTGCGATTGAACCTCTACAAAGAGGTGAACCTACTAGGGCCTTAGAGGAAGTAGCTAAAGGCACAGCTATTGGTATGGCTACAGATCCAATAGTTAAACCTATTATGAGCAGGTTAATCCCTGCTGTTGGTTCTGTTGCTGCAGCTGCTCCTGTGGCTACTACGGCTGCTGCTGCAGTTGCTAGTGAATTGGCAGCACCTAGAGCAGCGCAAGGTGGGCCAGAACGTGTCACAGTTAATGGGACACCTTATTGGCTGGATAAAAAAGCTAATAAAGTTTATACTAACGAAGGCCGTCCTACTAGTTTTGGTGTCGATATCAAAGGGGGTAAACCGCAGTTAGTACCACGCGGCCAAGGTACTGCTTCTAAAAAAGCTGAGGCTGATCCAATTAGACAAGCTATGCGTGGTAATTTAATGCCAGCTTTGAATATGCTGAATCCTATGTCTCAACTGCTACGTTTCTCTAATAGCGCAATGAAGACTATACGTGGTGAGGTGTAATGGCAGAATCTAAAAAGAAAAAACAAAAAGAAGAAACAAACCCACTCCTTGAACTAATTCGTAAAATTAAAATTGCTTATGCTATTGGTAAAGATCCAGTAGCTAGCGCTATGGCTAGTCGTGCATTCACACCAGCTAAAAACGCAGCATTGAATTACGGTAAGATACTGGGTTCTTCATATGACCCAAAGATGCGTATTAGGCCAAACGATCCTCAACAGAAACTGCGTGCTAGTAACATGCGAATTGGTGAAATAGAACGTCTTACTAATCTATTTGGCGGAGTCCGAACTAAGTTAGCTGATTAAACGCTCATCATTGGTGCCTAGAAGCCTCTACAAGGGGCCTCTAGGTGCTTTTACATACATTCTACCATATGACTAAATCGAACGACGTTGTAGGGGCTCTTAAAGCTGACTTTAAATTATTCCTGCAAGCGCTGTGGGGACAACTAGACTTACCATCACCAACGCGAGCACAATACGCTATTGCTGATTACCTACAACACGGTCCTAAACGACTACAGATCCAAGCCTTCCGAGGAGTCGGTAAAAGTTGGATCACAGGAGCGTTTGTGTTGTGGACACTTTTCAATGATGCTGAGAAAAAGATCATGATTATTTCAGCCTCTAAGGAGCGTGCTGATAACATGTCTATCTTCTTACAGAAGCTAATCATTGAAACACCATGGTTAGTGCACCTAAGACCAAAGAGTGATGATAGTCGTTGGAGTCGTATTAGCTTTGATGTGAACTGTTCTCCTCACCAAGCACCATCAGTAAAGAGTGTTGGTATCACAGGTCAGCTTACTGGTTCTCGTGCAGACCTGATGATTCTTGATGACATCGAAGTTCCAGGTAACTCGATGACTGAGATGATGCGAGAGAAGCTACTGCAACTCTGTACTGAAGCTGAGTCCATTCTAACTCCTAAAAAAGATAGTCGTATCATGTACCTGGGTACACCACAGACTACCTTTACCATCTACCGTAAGTTAGCTGAACGTAACTACCGTCCGTTTGTGTGGCCATCTAGGTACCCACGTAAGGACAAACTATCACAATACGAAAATCTATTAGCCCCTCAGATCCTAGAAGACATAGAGATGGGTGTAGAGGAGTGGTCTCCTACTGATTCTGATCGTTTCTCCAGTGATGACTTGTTGGAGCGTGAAGGTGCTATGGGACGTAGTAACTTTATGCTACAGTTCCAACTTGATACAACCCTAAGTGATGCTGAGAAGTTCCCACTTAAGTTCTCTGACTTAGTGGTAACAAGTGTTAACCCAACACAAGCACCTGATGCTGTAGTGTGGTGTAGTGATCCACGTAACTGCCTGAAGGATCTTCCTACAGTAGGCCTACCAGGTGATTATTTCTACTCACCAATGCAGTTACAAGGTGAGTGGGGACCATACACAGAAACTATATGCTCAGTTGACCCCAGTGGTAGGGGTACAGATGAGACAGCAGCTACATACATCTCACAAAAGAATGGCTTTCTCTACGTTCACGAAATACGAGCTTATCGCGACGGTTATAGCGACAGTACACTTCTTGACATCTTGCGTGGGTGTAAGCGGTACAATGTTACTAAACTACTCATCGAAACAAACTTCGGAGACGGTATCGTCGCAGAACTGTTTAAGAAACACCTCCAACAGACCAAACAAGCAATAGATGTTGAAGAGGTGCGAGCTAATGTACGTAAAGAAGACCGTATCATTGATGCTTTAGAACCTGTCCTCAATCAACACAGACTTATTATGGATAGGTCAGTTGTAGAGTGGGACTATAACTCTAATAAAGAAGCAGCACCTGAGGAACGGTTACTATATATGCTCTTCTACCAAATGTCTAGGATGTGTCGTGAAAAAGGTGCAGTTAAACACGACGACAGATTAGACTCACTGGCTCAAGGTGTTAAATACTTCACAGATGCTATGTCTATTAGTGCTTATGAAGCTGTTAAGATGCGTAAGCAAGAGGAGTGGAACGACATACTAGAAACATTTATTGATGATCCTATAGCTGCTACAAATCACCTTGTTATGGGTATGAATTTGGAACAAAGACGCAAGGCTAGAGGTAAGACAAAAAATGTAGTACCTACATGGATTTAGTGTGACAGTTAGGGTAACCGTCTACTGCTGTAATCTATTGCGCTGGAATCGATCTTGAGATCCCACCCGTTAAGCGGGAGCTGAAGGGTGGATCAGACCCCGTGAATGGAGGAAGACATGTCTTTATCAAGACACATCTTCCTCTTTATTAATGTCCCTGGGAAAGGACATTCTGTAAGAACTACTAAATCCCAAAGACACAAACTTCCACTAACTAATACTGAATCTTGGAGTACTGATTCTCCCAATCCTTCTGAATCCTGTCACTACCTATTCTACTGTATACACTATGAGTAGAACATATCGTAAACAACCACTACGTAATCAATTCCGTAATCCACGTACCTTTAACGAAATACGTAATAATAGTGATGATTATCAAGATTCTGAATATATCGTAAGTACTCGTAATCGTCATATCCCTACTGCATACGACGACATCACTGCCACCTCCATC